ACGCCACAACCACCAATTACCTGTGTAATGAATGGCTGGACACGGCGGATTTGAAGGTGTTCAACACCATGAAGGAAAACAACCCCCGCCGCTACAAGGTGGCTGGCCTTGGGGGTTGGGGCATTGTGGATGGCCTGATTTTCGATAATTGGCGGGAAGAAGCCTTTGATTATCTGGCTATTTCCAAGAAGCCTGATGTGAAAAGCGCCTTCGGCCTTGACTTCGGTTATACCAACGATCCCACGGCCCTGTTCTGTGGGCTGGTGAGTGAGAAGGAAAGAACCATTTGGGTGTTTGATGAACTGTATGAAAAGGCCCTGACGAACCGGGCAATCTGTGACCGGATCACCGGCATGGGCTACGGCAAGGAACGGATCAAGGCCGATTGTGCCGAACCCAAGAGCATTGATGAATTGCGGGATGCTGGCCTTCATCGTATCAGAGCCGCCCGGAAGGGCAAGGACAGCGTGAACAACGGAATCCAGTACATTCAGGGTTACACCATCATTGTTCATCCCCGATGCGTGAACTTCATCACAGAGATTTCAAACTACACATGGGCAGAAGATAAGTTCGGGGCCAAGATCAATGTTCCCATTGATGATTTCAACCACCTTATGGACGCTATGCGTTACGGGTTGGAAGATATGTTGGTTGGCCCCGCCTTCAGCTTCGACTAATAAGATGATAGTAACAAAATCCCCCGGAAATCGTGTGATTCCGGGGGATTGCAATTATTAAGCAATGAAGAAAGGCGGTAAGTGAATATGTTTCTGGATAACGCTATGGAGCGTATCAACCGCCTGATCCTTCAGGGTGGGCGAACCGGCATGACTGAAAATCAGTTCTTCGCCGCTGAAATCAAGGAATGGAAGAATAGTCAGCGCCGCAAGGATCAGGTTATAGGTGATCTGTACTATGAAGGACAGCATGACATTCTTCAGCGTCAGCGCACAATCATTGGTGAAAACGGTCAACTTCAGGTGGTGACGAACCTTCCGAACAACCGCCTGATTGATAACCAATATGCCCTGATGGTGGATCAGAAAACCAATTACCTTGTGGGCAAGCCCTTCACCCTGAACTGTCAGGATAAGGGTTACACGGATGCTTTGGGCAAGGTTTTCAACAAACGGTTTTACCGGCTTCTGAAATATGTTTGTGAAGATGCCCTGAACGGTGGCATTGGCTGGCTTTATCCTTACTACAATGAAGCTGGTGAATTGTCCTTCAAGCATTTCCCGGCCTATGACATTCTTCCTTTTTGGGCTGACGATGATCACACCATCCTTGATTGTGCGATTCGTTACTACACCCAAGAAGTGTGGAACGGCTACCAGAAGGAAAAGGTGGAGAAGGTGGAAATCTTCAAAGCCGATGGCATTTACCGGTATATCTATCAAAATGATATGCTGATTGCCGATGTGGAAGCCGGTGAACACGAAAACTATTTCATGGTTGAGGAAGAAGGCCAAGAACCCAAGGGGTTCAACTGGACAAGGATTCCGCTGGTTCCCTTCAAGTATAACAAACAGGAAATCCCCCTGATCCGCCGTGTGAAAACCCTTCAGGACGGAATCAACACCATGATTTCCGACTTTGAAAACAATATGCAAGAGGACGCACGGAACACCATTCTGGTTCTGAAGAACTATGATGGTGAAAATCTTGGTGAGTTCCGCCACAACCTTTCCACCTATGGAGCCGTGAAGGTTCGTGAGGATGGCGGGGTTGAAACCCTTCAGGTTGAAATCAATGCAGAGAACTACAAGGGCATTTTGGAACTTCTGAAGAAGTCCTTGATTGAAAATGCCCGTGGTTACGATGCCAAGGATGATCGTTTGAGTGGCAACCCCAATCAAATGAACATTCAATCCATGTATTCTGACATTGACCTTGACGCAAACGGCATGGAAACCGAGTTCCAAGCGGCCTTTGAAGAACTGTTGTGGTTCATCAATCAGGATTTCAGCAACAGGGGCTTGGGTGATTATGAAGGCGCTGAACTTCAGATCGTGTTCAACCGTGACATTCTAATCAATGAAACGGAATCCATTGAAAACTGTTCCAAGTCCGTTGGTATTCTGTCCACGGAAACCATTGTGGAACAGCACCCGTGGGTTACGGATGTTGAAGTGGAATTGGCCCGGTTGCGGAAGGAAAAGGATGAAGCAATGGAACAAGTACAGGAATACGCCGGGGCCTTCCAGACCGGCAACCCAAACCAAGGTGATAATGGTGGGGGCGAATAACCCCCGCCGTTTCACAATATATGCCGGGGCAGACATTGAGTGTGGCGGGGTGCTATTACTCCTACCCGCCAAAGGGTGAAATTCCCTTCCCCGGCCCATCATGGCCCGTTAGTCAAGTGGTTAAGACACCGCCCTTTCACGGCGGTAACGCCGGTTCAATCCCGGCACGGGCTACCAAGGCCACAAAGGAAGGAACCAAAATTCAGCAAGGCGCAAGCCCCTATGAAGAAACAGCGTGGCCTAATAAGCTGAAGTGGATGGAATAGGCAGACACGGCGGATTCAAAATCCGTTGCCGCAAGGCGTGTGGGTTCAAATCCCACCTTCAGCACCATTTTTCAGGATTGGAGGAACGGCCCATGAGAAATGCGGATTATTGGCGTGGGCGGTTTTCCATCTTGGAGGACAGCGCCCACAGAGAAGCCCAAAAGACCATTCAGGACATGGAAGAACTGTATCTGGATGCACAGCGTTCCGTTCAGAAGGAAATTGAAAGCTGGTATGCCCGTTTTGCGGTGAACAACCAAATCAGCCTGACCGATGCCCGGAAATGGTTGACCGCTGGACAGCTTGAAGAATTTCATTGGAGCGTTGAACAGTATATCAAGATTGGTGAACAGGCCGGGTTGGATGCGGCATGGCTGAAGAAGCTGGAAAATGCGTCCGCCCGGTTCCACATTTCCCGCCTTGAAGCTGTTCAGACGGGTATTCAGCAACAGCTTGAATTGCTGTACGGCAATCAGGTTGATAGTCTGGATGCCCTGTTGAAGAAAGTTGTGGGCAATGGTTACACCCACACGGCTTTTGAGGTTCAGAAGGGCGTTGGCCTTGGCTGGGATATTACCGGGCTGGATCAGAAGAAACTTGAAACATTGCTTTCAAAGCCTTGGACAACGGACGGGCGAACCTTTAGTGACCGTATTTGGTTCAAGAAACAAGAATTGGTTGACAGCCTTCAAAAAGAATTGGTTCAGGGCCTTCTTCGTGGTGACAGCCCCCAAAAAATCACGGATGCCATTCAGAAGAAGTTCAAAGTTTCCCGATACCAGGCCGCACGACTTGTAAATACGGAAACAAGCTATTTCAACGCCCTTGCCGCAAAAGAGACCTATAAGGAATTGGGCGTTAAGAATGTGGAGATTTTGGAAACGCTGGATTCCATCACCTGTGCATTTTGTGCAAGTATGGATCGAAAAGTGGTTCCCATGTCGGAGTTTCAACCGGGTGTTACCGTTCCCCCGTTTCATCCACATTGCCGAGGAACTACGGTTCCCGCCATTGATGAAAAATATATGGGTGAAAGAGCCGCAAGGGATCAGGATGGAAAAGTTTACTATGTCCCCGGTAATATGAGTTATTCCGAATGGAAGAAAACTTTTGTGGACAACGGTTCCAAAGATGGGTTGACCCTTGCAACCATCGGGAGTATAATTAAAAATACAGTTTCGATGGTAAAAAGCGAGGGTTCCAATGTGCATACGGTAGGCCATATTGATATTGAAACATACCGTTGCATTACGGATGATATAACCACTGATGAAGTGATTATCACTTCGGAACGGATTCAGCATATTCAGGAACGGCACCCCGGAGCTTATGAAAAAATCAAAGATTTCCTTCAGGCGGCTTTGGATGATCCTGATTATATTCTGGAAGATAAGAACCCCAACACAGGCTTGATTTTGAAAGCGATTAAAGAAAATGGATTGCGATTCCAAATGGTATTAAGGGTTCATACTTCTGTGGATAATCCGGGGTTCAAGAATTCAATCATTTCTGGTTGGGATATTAGTGAATCCCGTTGGGAAAACTATGTGAATAACAAAAAGATTCTTTACAAGCGGGAATAATCCTGCTATACTTTAGATAGGATAAGAAAGGGCTTTGAGGTGGTAAAATTCGTTGCGACCACACGCCGATGGTATGACAGGGGGAAACCCCGAGAGATGCGGGAGATGCGACGCCCGCCAAAGCCCATCTTAAAGGGACTATGGAAACATAGTCCCTTTTCTTATGCCTGAAGGGGGGGGGGCAAATCACCACCCCCCCTTAAATAGAAAATTTTCAAAAAACCCCTTGACTTTTGCCCGTACACAAGTTATTATATTTGTACGGGCAAAAGTGAGGTGATAAGATGTCCCCAAAAACCGGAAGACCAACCAGCAACAAGAAAACTGAAC